TGGGCAGCCACTGGAAGAAGCCGTAATAGCTTCTTACAAATTCAGCCGGGCACGTATGTGCAACGGCCGCTGGGACAGATTGTCGGTGACGACAACCTATCATTAGGGGTACCTATTGAGTACTGCCTGACCTTCCGTCAAACGATGGAAGGTCTCGGTCTTCGAGTTTCGAAGATCGATGCGGAAGACCCATATTTCGGGATCTTCTGCGAGCAAGGTTTTTGCAAACCTGCTGACGGGGACAGCGCCGAATTGGCGCAGTACCCAAAGGAATCCAGATTTGGAGACCTTTACTTCCTTGATATTATCAAAGGGAGTACCCTGGCAACTAAAGCCAAGGTTAAGACAGACGGTTCGGACCCGATGATCGGGCACCTACGTCTGGCTGAAAAGCAGATGCGTTGGCATCCGCTCGGGCGCATCAAGTCGATGCTACCTAAACTGCTCTGGGCGCTTTACGCACCTCGGTCAGTTGGGCTCGGCGATTGCAAGCCCTTCTTCCCGCCCTCGATCGGGGGCTTAGGGATACCCCTGGGAAGAGTCTCTGATCTCGTTGGAGATCCAGAGTTAAGGAAGAATTACGCGAGTTATCTTCCTAGAATAATCGACCTACCGGTTGATCAATTCTTTAAGCACTGGGCTGCGTTGCAGTCCATTGCGATGGGAGCCCATAAAGGGGTACCATGGGACCCAGGGTCGATCGACCTAGGGGCCCTAGTGAGCAAACTAACGCTCACTGACGAGACGTTCAAACTGAACATCCCGGACTACATAACACGTCTTGGCTGGCAAGCCGAGTACCGTTATGCTGAAAACGAGTGGGGTCTTATCCCACTTCGTAGACTTGCTGACGAGCTAAGCCGTTTGGCCGCTTATCGCGAGTTCTGGGACGGAAAAACTTCCGCCCCACGCATCCTTACACTATCAGTGCGGGGTATGCGAAAACGGTTCCGATCCGCGTGGGACCAGATCCGGAAGGAAGTCGAACCTGTCGGAGATGACTTCCCCTTTACGTCTACATCAGACCTCATCAAACGATGGGATGAGAAGACGTGGGGCCTCTTTGTTTCCATAGAGGACCCTGCCGTAGTACGTTTGTACGGCGGCATGTCCCACCTGAATATCAGGTGGAATAGGCGTTGATCACTCAACGCAAGGCGTTGGCGCGTTTGCGCCAACATCCGGGCTGGCAGTAATGCTGCCTCCGACAAACAAGAAACTGAGTTCCGACAGGGGCTCAGCCTCGGGTTGCT